TTCAGTTGTTCCGCCTTGCCGAACCTGACTGGGAGCTTTACGAGACCTTTGGCAAGGGTCTAAAGGCCAAGATCGAACTCTCCCCAGAGTACCGCGCCCTTGGGCGTCCTGACTACGACGATGAACCTGCCAAGCCATCCAAGCCTTCCAGAAATGGTGGGGTTGGTGACATGGATGACGATATACCTTTCTAGTAGGGGATATACATGAGCCTGTCGCCACATCAAATCTTCATGCTCAAGATGTTTGAAAAGGGTTGGGGGTTTAAGTTGTACAACAACAAACCCGGCGCTTGGAACACCTACTGGTCACTAATCCGGCGCGGCTATCTCGGTAACGGAAAAACTGTTTATCAGGCTGGGAACCTTGTGGCAGTTAAATGCTTGACCGATAAGGGTCAAGCCGTGTTAGCAAGACTCAAGGAGAAGAGCGCATGAACAAACCAATGACGAGACAAGAGTGGCTGTCCTACATTGAGCAGACATGGGACGCCGCGCAGAAAGAAGCGTGGAGCGAACAGCCGCGCCGCGAATGGGTGGGTCTGACGCTAATGGAGATTGAGGAAATTGGCAGGCCTTACCAAGAAAAAGATAGTGGCATTCGTGCTTGGGGGCTTTTTGCTTGCGCTGTTGAGGGAAAACTCAAGGAGAAGAACACATGAACGAAAAACTAAACGTGGCAATGCGTGAAAAGTATTGGAACGAGCGCAATACAGAAGGGAAGATTACTACACTCCACGAAGAAGTCTGCCATTTGAGGTATCAGCTAACGACTGCATTGTCTTTGATTGAGAAGTTGTTAATGCACTCTCACGCAGACGGAAAAGTCGTCACTCCAATTGACCGAAACGCCGATCGAGAATACTACCTACCCGTTGCATTGCGAAACAACTTGGAGAAGAACACATGAAAAAGTTTCTGATCGGACTTGGACTAGCTGCTGTTGCAACCGTTGCTTATGCGCAATGCACAACACATACCTATTTCCTGAATGGCCGGGTGGTGATGTGTACAACGTGCTGTTACGGGGGCAACTGCACAACCAACTGCTTCTAGGAGGCGGTATGCAGTGGTCAGACGTAAAGATTGCTCACACCGAAGAAGATGGCATCCATCACTGGGTGGTCACGCATTACCCGTACCCCGGGGGTGCCCAGATCACCAGCACAGATGGCTGCAAAACCTTTGTGGTGTCTACGACTGGCTATCGACAGAGGAGGGAGGTCTCTCGGGAGTTCCCGACTCTGAAAGCAGCCATGCTCTCGGTTAGCAAGTGGCACAACACAAACGTCAACCGACACAAAAAACAGCGCGAAACGAGCTTCGCTTTTGAAATCCTTACCCAACTTGGACGATATGACAGACATCCAGAAGAGACTGTATCGCCGCCTGTCGGCGCTTAAAACCCCTCGATCAGTACCAGACCTAGCAAGTTACTTTTCCGTTTCCAATAGCACTGTCTACAACGCACTCATCGACCTACAGGAGCAAAATCTTGTCGAGCACCTCGGATACGGAAAAGGGTGGCGCATCGTGCGCTAACTGCGCCTACGGTGGCCCTCCGGCTAGGCACTGGGACATCATCATCATCAAGTGTGAGCTTGATGGGGCTGGGAAGAGGAAGGATTTTGTCTGCGAAGACTGGACAGCGAGGACGCAATGACCAAGCAAACCATCAAGCCAGCGCAGGTAGTGAACTGGGGCAAAGGTCGAACGTCCTTCGGCCCGGAAGTGAAAGAGTTTCTGCTCCGGCTGCAAGACCCTCTCACGAAGGTGTGGGGCTTTCAACCAACCCTTACGCAAACTTTGCTGTTCGCGCTGAATGAGGCCATAGCTATCAAGGAGCAGGAGAAAAACACATGAAAGAACCAGACATCGTTGATCGTATTGCAGACAACCTGCTGCAGGATCACGTTGAATTGATGCGCGAAAACCAAGCATTTCGGCAGGCTGCTGAGCAAGCACTGGAGTGGATCGAAGCACAGCCAGAACCGCGAATGTTGGGTGCATTGAAAACCATCACCGCCCTCCGCGCCGCACTTGCGGAGCCAACTATCAAGGAATCCTTACAAGTTCCCGCTGAAACATGAGAAGAAGTTAAACCAACCGGAGGCATTGATATGAGCGCAGACGAGCGACAAGTAGGGGGCAGTCACTACAAGGACATGCCCGTGCAGCCATGGGCTGTGATGGAGGCCGTGCTAACACACGAGGAGTTCGTTGGATTCCTCAAAGGAAACGTCATTAAGTACAGCATGCGTCAAGGCAAGAAGGACGGCAGTACCGACGATGCGGACAAGGCAAAGCACTACCTACAAAAGCTAAAAGAAGTTACCGAAGGTGATGCATGGATTTGATCGAACGTGCGTTTGAAAAGTTCCATGCCGATAACCCCGATGTGTACGACCGGCTACTCGACATGGCGCTGAGCCTCAAGCGCAGCGAGGACACAATGAGTGGTTTACCTAACCGTCTACGTCGAATGATGCCGCAGCAATTAGAGCGAGAACTTTTAAGGAAGAACCATGAAAGACAATTCCACAGGAAACTTATTCCCCTTGTTTTGGACGGCAGCAAAAGAGCTTGTCAGGCGCTCAGATCCTGATACCAGCAAGGAAGCCGCAGAAAAGGTTGATACCGCACGGCTAGAGCAGATGGTCTACGAGGTGATCTGCAAGTATCCGGAAGGATGCACAGGCGACGACATCATGAGGCACTTCCCCAATCATGGTGTCCAGACCATCAGCCCACGATATGCGCCCCTTATCCGCAAGGGGTTCATCTACGACACCGGAGAGCGTCGCATGGGAAGCTCTGGTCGCCGTCAACGAGTTCTTAAAAAGGTAGAGTCACAATGATCGTAACCAGACCATCAGAGTCCATGCACTGGTACACCTCAGACGGTGCTCCTCAGTACACCGTCGAGGCCAAGGATGGCTCCCAACGCCCTACAACGCTCAGAGACGCACGAAAGCTTGGGCTAGTACCTTCTGTCACCACCATCATAAAATGCGCCGCAAACCCCGGTTTAGAGGCTTGGAAGATGCAGCAGATGATGCTGGCTGCTCTGACCCTTCCCCGGCCAGACGATGAGCCAGAAGAGTCCTTCCTGCAGCGGGTCATGATCGACTCCAAGGAACACGCCAGAAAAGCCGCAGAGCTTGGCTCCGAGATCCACGCAGGGCTGGAAGGGTTCTTCGAGACCGGCATCCTGACAAACAACTACGCCGAGTATCAGGCTGGCGTCGAGGGGTCGGTCCACAAGATCTTTGGCGAACTGAACTGGTCTGTCGAGAAGTCTTTTGCCCACCCCGAAGGATTCGGTGGAAAGGTTGACCTGCATAGCCGAGACGGCGATGGCGTTGTGATCGACTTCAAAACCAAGCCATTTACCAAGGACACGATCGATAAGGTCGTGGGCTACGACGAGCACTGCATGCAGCTTGCCGCCTACAGGGCCGGTCTGAACCTTCCCAAGGCCCGCTGCGCCAACGTCTTTGTCTCGGTCACAGAACCCGGTCTGGTCAAGATCCACGAGTGGACAGAAGAGGAACTAGAACGCGCAGAGACGATGTTCAGCGCCCTGCTGTCTTACTGGTACGCAAAGAGCCGACTATGAACCAACTGATTACCCCGGACGAGATCAAGGAAGCCTTCAGAACGATCTACCTTGAGGAGAACTACGCCTTCCTTGAGGACGATCTGATCAAGCTTGCCTACGGGTTTATCGAGGCGGCGCACACTAAGATCCGGATGGCAGAACTGGATGAGTGTGTCGAGTTTGTCCGCAGCCTGAACACCTACGTTGCGCAGGCCTTAGAAGAAAAACGCCGCATCCCCTGAGGAGAGCAAGATGTTCAAATGGATGAACAAGGAGCCGGAAGAGTTCTTCGACTACGCTCCGATCGTCATCAACATGGAAAAAGCCCTGCGGGAGATCCACAACTCCTGCCTGCGCAAAAAATACGATAAAGTGCCTCCAGTAGTGGACGACCTCGTCGAACAGGCCATCCTGTTAAAACGCTGGATCAAGGCGCAAAGATGACCATTCTATCGATCAACAAGCGGGGCGAACTGACTGGTGACTGGGAAAAGATCGTCGATCTTGCCGAGTCCTATGACCAAGGGTCTCGAACACCAGACGCCTGCATCAGCAAGATCTACTCCCTCGTCTTTGACCGTGGCTACGAAAGTGCGATGGAAGAAGTCGAGGAGGTACATCAACGCGCCTACTTGTTGATCACCCATACAGGCGGTCATGCATAAAAAAAGCCCCTCCGAAGAGGGGCAACTAGGAGAGCAACGAAAGGATTCTTTACGGCGCAGCTACGGCATGTGCAGGGTCAATCGGATAGGGTTACCGCGCAGAGGCACGATACTTGTCCAACAGATAAAGACCCAAAGGAGATATGGCAGATGCGCCCATGCCCAAATATTTTGGAACAGGATGGGGGGCCAGTGCAGCAAGTCCTCCAGCAACGCCTAGCCCTGCTAAAGCCTGCCCTATTGGATCGTTAGCCTTTTGACGAGCCTCATACTCTTTGTATGACTCCATTGTTCCCAATCCACCTAAAACACCAGAAACAGGTGCAGATCCTAATACACCCATCACGCCACGTTTAATAGGCTCTACCATACGCGACAATGCACCGGGCTGACTTGGTGCTGGAATACTTGTTGGTGCCGGAGCGGTTGTGGGAACAGGTTGCGCCGGAGGAAGCTGGGACATCCCTGATGGGGTTTGAGTGAACGAAACGCGGGGGCTACGCTTGGTTTCTGTATCAGGAGTCATTACGCCGCCATATAGCGGGTTCTCTACATACCCACCACCCATCTCCGCGACACGACCTAGCCCTGCGGTGCGTTGAGCAATCAGATCCTGAGCGCCACCGGGACGCTTGCTCATATCCAAAGCTCTGGCTGCTTCAACGTCTGTCAGGCCGAATGCCTTTCCATAATTGAATGTCCCCGTCCCACCCTGTTGAACCATAGGGCTTGCCGATATTGGGCCTGCAGGACCGCCAGTGATCGGCAAAGAAGACGGACGAGGAGTCTGTGCAGCAGGAGCGGTTGCCTGAGCAGGAGCTTGAGCAGGAGCCTGAACAGCAGGAGCTTGAGCAGGCATTTGCGGAGGAGCTTGAGGCGGAACTTGATCGGGAGTTCTCGGAAACCGCTTCTCAAGACTTCCTGCCGCCTTCCATCCCGCCCCCGCTGCAAGAGCTTTTTCGGCGTCTGCTAACGATATATCTTGAAGCCTTGTTTCACCACGAGAAGCCGCTTGTGCTGCAGGAGAAGATTTATCTTTTTGTGGCGGGACTTCTTGCTTTTTGTCCCTTTCTTGCTCTCTTTGCTGTAGCTCTCTTGCAAAGACGGGGTGCAAATCTGCAAGAGACGATTCTTTCCATCTCGGAACTTTATTCCCAGATTGCTTAAATCCTACGGTTCTTGCGTCTTCAAGAATTGCTTTTTTTTCGGCTGGCGTAATGTCTGCGCGGTTGACATCAGCCTCGAACTTTTCCCATTGTTGCTGTTCGGTCATGATCACTCCGGGCCAAGCTTCTCTTGCAATTCAGCAAGATATTTTTGATGCTTTTGGATGACTTTTTGAGCGTCTTCGCTCCAAAACTTCCTTGGGGACACCCTGCCTTTTGTTCTATCTAGCCATTGTCCGTAAGAATCATTCAACTCTTTGTACTGCAAGTTAGATGCTATTCCATTCATTGCCCAGTATTTAATTGCTTTGGCTTGATCTTCCGGGCTTGCCATCGGAGATTTCATCAAAACCGCATCCGCATTAGACATCTGCGGACCAAGGACGCTCTTATAGGCAGTAGCGCGGGCAAAGAATTCTTCATCTAAAAGTTGAGCCATCAACCTAAGATTTGTTCTTTGATCAGGCGTTAATTCCGCCCCTCTTAAATACTCTTCTACCGGAACAGAAAGCCTAAAAGGCCCGATCGTAAGACCTTGTTGCGCTGCTTTCATAAGTCCAGCCAACCGACCTTTTTCAAGCCTTTGGACCAAACCAAATGCCTCCGGGTCTTTGTTTGCAAGATCAATAATTCTCTGCAGCCTATAATTTGAGCTTGTGACTTTTGCTGGCGCTCCGGCATCTGAAATGCGATTAACCTCTTCCTGCGCTGGAACTTCTGATTTTTCCAGCCTCCCAACAATAACTTTCATTTGCTCCGCAAACGGCAAGTGAGCAACATCAGAGGCTTCTTGAGCGGCTTCAGGAGCAGTCGGAGGAGCCTTTCTTTGACCGGCTTCCGCAATCGGAGCGCCCTGCGCTGCAGGAGGTTGCCGGAAAGAAATCTGCCCTTTGTCCATCAAGAACTTGTCTAGTTCAGAGTAGTCTCCAGACCTTGTTGCGCTATCTCGCAATATCTCCGCTTGCGCTGCATCACGAGGACTCCCGCGAAACGTAATGCTTTCACGCAGTTTCGGGTGATATATACTAATTTCTTGAAGAGCGCCACCGGCAGGAACTTTCTGCCACGGCTCAAGAATAAGAGCGCCAAAAGTTTTTTTGGCATATTCGTCGCCTCTTCCGGCATCTCTTTCTTTTAAGTATCGTTCGTACTCAATATCAGACATTGGTACGACTTTTTTCTTTCCATCAACCATAATTTCATATGGTTTTTGCTCACCGGGTTTGCGCAAGTCCGCCACAACCCTTGGCTCTGGGCCGGAAGTATCTACGATCAGGCCTCCCTCAACCTTGATCCTGTCACGATCATATTTCATGACATCCAGAAGCTGTTTTGCAAGCTCTCTTTGCCCGGGAAGCATGCCAAGAGCCGCGATGTCTTCTGCAGTGATGTTGCGTAAGCCTGACGGTTGCGTTCCTGATGGTTGAGCGGCCCCTACAGAAGCCGCGCCGGGATCGCCCGGGGCAGTGGGGGCAGTGGGGGCAGTGGGAGCGCCTTGTGGCCCTCCCATACGCTTCAATAAATTTCGCGCAGCCTGCATTCCAGTGGCCTGCTGACGCATCCCAAGCTCACTCTGGGCAAGCTCTAGGCGCATCTTGGCCTCTTCCATGCCGCGCCTTCTTTCCTGCTCTTGGACCGGGCCAACAGCGGCGGCAACATTACCTAGAGACTCACCGAATCCACCGGATTTTGTAGGCGCAAGAAAGCCCTGAGCCGCAGCCAGAAGCGTTGGGTCGAACAGTTGCTGACGACTATCAAGAGCGCCTTTCAAGCTTGAAAACGCGCTCGTGATTTCATCAAGAAGCTTCTGCTGCTGGTCGTCTTGGGCATACAGAGCCGGTAAGGAGCCTTTAATTGCCATGCTTGCCTCAAATTTTATGCTTGTTGAACAGCATCAGGTATATGTGTAATCACCAGACGGGGTTCCGCTTATATCAGGCGTGGAATTCCAGCCAGAAAGATAGCCGGGAACCTGACTCATAAAGTCTTTAATCAAGTTATTGCCACTTCCTTGATTGAAAGCCCCAACCAACGATCCAAGGCCAGCAATCTGAGACAACGGAGACGGCTGATAAATCTGACCCGGGCCAACATACGTCTCAGTCGCTGTCGTTGGGTAGGTGTAACCCCGTAGGATCTGCGCGACGTTCTGAGCACGAGTCAGAGGCGCTTCAATAAGCGACTGATCATAAGCCTGCTCTAGCTGACCAAGATCTGCCTGAGTTTTCAGGGCGCTTGCTGCTGCTTGCTGCTCGGCAGTTCCAATTCCGGACAACGCTTGAGCCGCCTGCGTCTGCAAGCCTTTTTGCTTCAGGGCGGCATCTAGTGCCGAGGTATACCCCTGCGACATCAGTTTGGCCTGCTCGTTTTGCAGCGCAGCATTGATGTCGCCAATCGCCTGCCCAGTCGCTCCGGCGTACCGCTGGCTACCAAAGGCTCCAGACCCGGAAAAAGCGCCTCTAAGGGCCGGTAAGATGTTCCTCTGGACGTTTTGAGCGCTTTGCCTCGCCATCGCATCTATAACGTCTTGCTGATACGGGTTATAGAACGCCGAAATGTCATCCGCCGAGATTCCCGCCGCCCCAGCCTGACCAGCCGTCAGCGCCGCATCCAGTGGGCTTTGATATCGCTCTAGTGTTGTTGGCGCACCCGTATAGGCCGAAGTCAACAACGAGCTTTCAGGAGCAATAAGTTCTGCCCCTGTTTTCCCAAGCATCCCCTCGCCTTCTGTCGCAAGCTTGGTCAGATAATCCGTCAGGTATTGCGGGGATGTAACCGCCGTGGTTGTTGTTTTTGTAATGTCCGGCGGGGCGCTTCCTTCAAATAAGCTCATTTTTTGCTCCTTACCCGCTTAGATTTTAAGTAGTCCAGCGGAGATTTGAAAGCGGGTGGGGGTAAATCTTTGTTTCCGGTCGATCGCGCCCGGGCGCGGATTTCGTGCATCATCTTGTACAGCTTATCCGTCCCAGCCTTGCTAGAGCCGTTCCCAAGGGCAGAAACCACATCCGCCGGGAATACAAACTCTCCATCCGCCAGCATGGCAGGAATATCGTCGGACTGCCCGTCACCTTCCCCGGCAACATGCTTGCCATCGCGGAAATCTTCCCGGCCACCCGTCATTTTAGGCAATCCACCGCGTTTTGCCAGTAGGGGGAGGGTCATACCACCCTCGGCCATCAGCGGCTCGACATACCCGCCTTCGGCGTAGTTTCTGCCCGCCGAAGCCAGAATATCGTCAATCGAGTCTTCTGTCCCGTAGGAATAGTACGAATCGTTGGACGGCTTTTCTGATCCGCTAAACAAACCAGAAAGCGCTCCAGCAATCGTTCCTAGGCCGGACAGATCCTGCTTTTGTTCGCCCATCCGATTCTGAAGAATCGAGGCTAAACGTGGGTCGATTTGCTGCATGATGGCATCTCTTTCCATTTCTTTTTGCGATTCACGAACCCGCGACAGCGGGTCAATGTACTTCTCACCGGTTACCCACGACTTCAGCATCTGTGGGGCAAGTCGTCCAATCTCTCCAGCACTACCAGCCACACCGCCAAGGATTCCAGAGGGCTGCGCTGCGGTCTTCGGAAGCTGCAGCTTTGATGGGGTGGTTGTCTTTGTCTCTGTCTTTGTTTCGGTCTTTGTTTCTGTTGTCGGCTCAGTGACCGGGGTAACAGGGTCAACCGTCTTGGGTTCAACATTCGTATCCGTCCACGAATCCACAACCGTGTTGGTATTCAAGTCAACCACAACGGTTGTCGATGTGTTGGTCGTCGGATCCGTTTGAACCGTCGTCTCGGTGTTGTTGTTGTTATTAACCGTCGATTCGGTAACCACCTGACCGTTGTTGTTGGTCGTAAGGGTTGTTTGAGTATTGTTGTTGCTGTCTACCGTGACCTGAGTCGTGACGTTCGTGTTGGCGTTCGTTGTCGTCGTGACTTGCGTGTTGATATCAGGGTTTGTGGTGACGTTCGTTGATGTGTTGTTGTTCGTGTTAGTGGTCGTGTCTGATGTCACGTTTCCAGTAACAGAGCTTTGGTTGTTGATCCCTGTATTGGAATCAATCGTCGTTTGAACTGTTGAGCCAGTTGTTGGATCAGTAGCTAGTTGCGTCGTAGTTCCGGCATTCTGATCAGTAACGGTCTCTGTCTTCGCTCCGGTGGTCGGATCAGTAGACGACTCTGTCGTGATACCAGAGTTAGCGTCAATAACTGTCGTAACAGTCTGATTGTTTGTAGGATTGGTTTCTGTGACCGTCGTGACTCCGGTATTGGAATCGATAACGGTTTTTGTAACCTGACCGGTGTTGTTGTCGGTGACCGTCTGAGTAGATGTTCCAGCGTTCGAGTCATTAACAACTTGCGTTGTCGTTCCAGCATTAGCATCAGAAATGGTTCTTGTGCTGATCCCCGTGTTGGAGTCAATGACGGTCTTTGTATCTATGCCACCACCCGAGACATTCGTTGTCTGAACGCCTCCAGTATCACTGATGGTCGTCTTTTCACCCGTCTCGGGATTGATGGTTGTAGTGCCCTCAACCGCCTGATCTGCCCCGACAGTCTCTCCCGGGAAGAACGATGTTGTGTCTGCGGTTGCTTTGGCTTCAGCAACGATATCCGCTGCAGTGGACGGCTCGATCCCAGACTTTTCTAAGGATGTTTGCAACGCAGTCGTGGCCGCATCAACATCACCGTTGACCGCATTGACCGCCGAAATCACATCAGAGGCAACTGTGCGAACCGTCAGAGGATCTTGGGCGATAGAGGAGCCAACAACGTAATCCACCGCATTGTTGATGTCCGCACCGTTAACTATTGCGGTTCCCAACGCGGTCGTGATGACAGCCTTCTGGTCTAGGCCTGCCTCCATGCCCATGTTGACAGCATCATCAATGGCTGTTGCCAGTGCATTGACATCGGTCGATCCAGCCGCCTCGGCAACTGTCTGATTGATGTTTGTAACTGCGCTCTCTTGTTTTTGCGCGATATCTAACGTGCTGGACAAGCCAGCCGTTGTTGTTGATACATTCCCAGTAGTTCCAAGAGCAACTACCATTTGCGTAAGCGCTTTGTTAACGTCCACTGGACGACCAACAGCGTAGTCAACAGCAGCAGAAGCGCTTCCCTCTTGGAGAGGCTCTGTAGTAGCTTCCCCAAAAATCCTTGATATTGCTTTAGCCGGAAGACTTCCAAGCTTGTCTGTAACCGCTTCTGCTATCTTGCCAATAGTTAACTGAATACCAAGCTCTGTTCCTCCTGCCACCCCTCCGGCTATTCTTGATCTTCGTAAAGATTCTTCATAAGGAATGTTTTGCTTAATAGAATTATCAAACTCTTCCAATGCCGCATTTCCAGCGGTATCCGCTGAGTCAATTATCCCTGAAGCAAGAAATGCCGCTCGTATAGAAGACCCTCCAAGGAAGAAGGCTGGAAGCTCTTGACGAAGCTCTACCTCTCCTTGGCGGCTTAATCCACTTTTCCCTTCCAAAACCCTTTGTACAAGAACTTCGAGCTTTTCAGACCCTTTGGCTTTCTTGATAAGCTCTACAGTATCTTCATAATTTTTTGTGTTTTCTGGCCCCGTCCCGATAGACTTTCCAAGCTCCTCAAGAGCGGATCCTTGTTCAACAAAAGCTTCTGACAGCGGCCTGTTATCCAGCATCAAAGCGCCGCCGCCAAATATATTTTTTACAAGGTTGCCGCTGCCTTCAAGTGCAGTCCCTATGGTATCGACCATAGGATCTTTTGGATTTTCCTGCAAATATTTAAGGGACGCTTCTCCAGATTTTCTAAATTGCTCCTTGATTAGATCCCCAACGGTTGGTTGGTTGGTAATCGTATCGCCGGTCGTAGGTTCATACGCAGGGGAGTCTTTTTGAACCAATGATGCTGCGTAAAGAGCGTTGTCAATGACGTTGTAAGTGGACCCGTATGGCCCCTTTAGCAATTCCTCTCGTTTCTCCGGAGTCGCACTGGCAAATTCTTCAATGCGCTTCGACATATCCGCTGCCGACAACTCCGCAGGATTCATTAATGGATCTGTTAGTTTTCCAATAATGTTCTGCTTCGTTCTTGTGATGTACTCTAGCTCGGCGGCTGGACCCGATGCTGGAGGCTCTCCTTCAATCTCCTTTACTGCCGCATCGACAGATGTATCCGCACTGGGCATATCAATGCCACCAGACAGTGCTCCAGTCGCGGCAGCGCCGGTAACCTTGTCCGATGCAGCAGCCAGTGCCGGGTCTTCTTCCCGCGTGTTGGTACTGTATTGCTGACCGTTCCATGTAAAGGTCTTGCCCGGACCAAGCTCTTGTCTGGCGGCTCTAAACGCCTCCCCAAAAGTTTGTGCAGAAGCGGTCGCGTCAGCCGTTCCTTCAGCGCCATCTACGACTGGGGCATTGGAGAAGTCGTCACCTAGCGTCTTGCCATCAACCTCAAATGTCGATGTCAAACTTAGGTTGTTCGCCCCGGTGATGACGTTAGAGGCATTAAGCGCCTCTTCTTCGGTCGCCCCTGCATTCTTGGCTGACTGATAAACCGAGAACCCAAAGTCTTCCGAATACGGATCTACATCACCTTGGGCGTTTCTAACAACTTCTTGCGTAATCTTCGGATCGCTTAGATTTTGTGTTGCGTTGGCTGTGCCTGCAAGAATCTTCGTCGCGCTGGCGATCGCATTAAGGTTTCCTGATGCAGCAGCAGCAACCACTTGGGCGGCGGCAGCGGCAGTCCTGAGGTCTGGACTATCAACAAGGCTTCCGGCGGCATTGGCAGCGGCAGCGTAATTGCCATCATTCAGGGCCATGACGACCCTGCCAGCATTGACAGCGTCTGAGAGAGAAACCGTGTCGGTCAACATTACTGAGCCGACTTGCCCAGAAATATCAGTGTTGCTCATGATGGCGGTGGCAAGCGCACCCACATTACCTTGTTCCACCGCGCTGGCAACGCGCAGTGCCGTAGCAACATTCGTAAATTCACCTATGCCTGCAACAGATGCCAAAGCTCCTAAGACATCCCCTCGGCTTGCGGCAATGGCGGCATTAGCGCCCATCGCAAACACATTCACCCCGGGGATGAACGATGCGACCGTCAAAATCCCTTGAATGGCACCCATGTCGCTGGATGACTCGGCAATCGTGTTGAACTGCAGCGCACCCGTTGTCGGGTTGGCAATCAGCCGGTACTGCGTACTTCCCGGTCCGGTATACGTTGCGCCAACACCAAGCGTCAGAGGTGCCGTAAGGTCATCTACTTGCGTCAGGAGATCGTCGCCAGAATAAAGACCCCTGCCAGACAGGATGTCGTTTGCCGTGTATCTGACCTCGTCGTAATCAAGATCTTGAACGCGCTCCGAAGTGATTTGCGCAATTTCTTCTGGCGTCAGGATTCTTGTCGTGGTGTATTCCGGGTTGTTGGGGTCCGGAACATTTACCTGCCACTGACCGGTAGGCTGACCAAACTCGTCATAGACTTGTTGGGTGCGGTAGTCACCCGTAATGTCTTTAACTTCTAACTGGCTAAGATCCGTAACCCCCTGATCGATGAGGTTACGAGCCATATCAAGGATGACTTGTTCTTGAGCGGTTGGATCCTGCCCAAGAATGCGTTTGGCTTCGTCGTAGTCAAACCCAACAGAAGCGTTCTGCTCCCCATAGACGCCGCCCTGCAGGCTTCCAATGTTTGGAGCGATTTGCGAGGCTAAGGTGAGGAGGGTGTCCTTGTCGTATTCTTTGCCGCGATAGTCATACGCGACATCATCGGAAGTAGCGTCTTGATCTCCTAAAACAAGAGTCTCGTAAACATCTTGTTCAGCATTTCTTTCGCCACCTGCGCCAACTTGTCTTTCAATAACGCCCGCAAGGTTGGTCCCAAGCATCTTATAGATGTCTTCTGTTGGGTGAACCAAATCGCTTGCGTTATAAGTGTCGTATAAAGGGCTTGTATACGAATACTTGTCGTCTAAAGTGATATTGAACTTTTCTGCAATATCACGAACAATCTGAGCATACCTATCAACATTGTTGATTGCTTCAGTGTAGTTCGGCGTTTGCAAGATCACATCTTTGCCGCTACTAAGAGCGGTTTGTACGGCGTACTCTAAATTCCTTTGGAATTCATTTGGGTCTTCGCCACGGTAAGCCTCATTCAAGCCATAGTTGAGCAACAGGATGCTGCTGTTGTCGTTTAAGGCGTTTGTAAAGGTACCGCCATTGATGGCATCACCTAAAGTCGTTGAGTTAACTCCGTAGTTATTAAACTCAACATCGTAGCCCAGATCTTTGGACAACTGATCTCTGGCGGCATCAACCATGTTGACGCTAACTTGAGCGCCAGAGTTGTAGCCCCATGTCGTTGAATCGCCTAGAGCAGAAACAACAAGATTCTGGTTTGCGTTTTGCTCTAACGCATTAATATTTGCGGCAGTTGCGCCAGACGCACTAACGGTAGATGTATCTGCAGAAGAGTCGGAAGCTAAGGCGTTGCGATAATCAACAACCGCCTGAGAGTAAGCATCACTCGGGTATTGAGCTATATAATTTTCAACAGCTTGATTGAATGTTTGGCTGAAGTCTTCCGGAGAAATGTTTCCGGAGGCAAGCTCACCAATCCAATATTCTTTTCCAGATGTGTCTATCTGATTTACACCAGAACCCTCTCCGGACCTTCCAATGCCTTCATAGGCTTGAGTAACAATGTCTTCGTAGTTTGGCGTTACAGAAGAGGGCGCTTGTCCAACATTTTGATTTGAATAAGTTACATCGGATGTAGGCTGAGATACAGACTGCAGATATGCCCAATCTGCATCCGACTGCTTGCCGTAAATCTGATCTGCCGCTGCCCTGATCTCCGCGTCAGAATACCCCGACCCAAGAAGCCCGGTATACGCGGCAACGGCATCTTCTTGCGTTGTAATGTTGGTAGGCAGGGGAGCAACCTGTGCAACAGGGGCTGGCGCTGCAGCCGGGGGTGGCGTGTAAAAGTTACTTGGTTCTGTAGGGTCGCCGCCAAGATAGACTGGAGCGGACGCTACATAGCCAATATCTCCGGGGGTAAGCCCGCTATTGACGCTAGAAACCTGCGAATAATCGTAGATAGGGCCGTTATCGTCCCATCCAATAATGGCACCGCCGTCAGCAAATCGACGAACCTTTTGGCCTTGGACTTTCCGCGTCTTCTTTGCCATTACCGGCCACCATTCATCACGTTAACCATCGATTCAGCCCACTCTTGCCAGTCGGTAAACGCATACGGGCTTGCGATCCCTTGATTGATAAACACATCAATCGCCAACAGACCTGAGGCCCATGATTGCCAGTCATCCGGGTCAAGGGGAATTGCAACATTCTGCGCGGCGTACTGCTCACACATCAATGCAGCCCAGTGCCCGAAGTCCATGTACCTCGGGTCATAAACCAGCGGCGGGTCGGTATTAACCTGAATAGCCACGAACATCCCCAAGGTCTGCGTTCAGGATCACCCTGCCCATCTGGAAGTTGCCACCAGAGATGTTAGAGACAAACCTCAGGCGCAACTCCCTGCGCTGCTCCCTTAGATCAATCTTGGATGTCCCGGGTTCAAACGTATACGGCCCGGTTGTCTTGTCTTGTTCCTGAGCATACGGGCGTCCAACCACATACAACTCCATCTGCTCACTTTGGATGAAGTCTGGCTCTACCCGCTCGATATGCAGCCACCGGTTCTCACCGATCGGAGACTGCTGAGACGGCCCGCCAGCAACCCAGCCAAGGTCGTTGGTCTCGATGTACGACTCAATCGCGTTACTCTGCGTGAATCGCACCTCGTCTGTTCCAACCTCGTGCTGCCATAGCGAGACAAACTTCATGGTCGAGTCTACGGTCAACTCAAAGTCTGCCCCCGCAGGAAGACTCGCAGACAAGGTATCCCCGACCGTATACCCAGACCCTCGATCCGTAATCTGGATGGAGATCACCACCCCTCCCACGACCGTAATGTTGGCCTTGGCCCCAGATCCCGTTCCGCCAGTCAAGTTTTCGTAGTAGTACGTCCCGTCGGTATAGCCCGTTCCTGCATCGGTGATGGTGACCATATTCACCCCGCCAATGTAGTTAGGCTCCCACCCAGCATTCACAGGGAAGCGAAACACCTGAGAGAAGTACCCTGCAGTCCTACGAGCACCTAGCGCCGTTCCAACGTCGTACCAGACGCCTTCCCGCACGTTGTAGATCACCGCGTCGTTGCATTCTTCCGAGTTACCCCTCGGGTAGAACCACCAGATCTCACCAAACCGGGGAACCTTGGTCGCATACACCTTCTGGCGCTGCGAGTAGTTCAGGTTGTCGAAAAACCAGTTCTGGTTCATCGGATTGGGGATCTCTTTGACAACACCGTTGTATAAAAGGAATCTATCGGTTCCGCACCAGTAATAGATACCGTCATATTCAATAACAGACTGAGCAGACAGGATCGAGGACTGGGACGAGATGATGTCGTACCGCCAGAAGATCGGCGCAGCAAAGTTACCCGTTCCTGCGACACCCAGAGATGTCGGCGCAAACGAGACCCGAATCAGGCTGTCAAGGCTCCAAAACAGCCCAGAAGGCGAGTTTGAGCCACCCCGAACAGGGAGGCCTTGGACGATCTTTCCGGTCGCTACGTTGACCGTATTCGCGTCTGCAGACACCCAGTCATCAAAGTTGCCTGACGCGCAGTTGCGGATTAACCCGTTATTCCCATAGACGAACACATACGGGTGAAGGGTTACTACTCCCCCGGATACTTCCACCTCGTTGTCAAACGTCAGCAGGGCGGAAGCAATCGTATCGGTCGCATTCTGGGTAAGAACGACATCCGTCAGGTTAACGGACAGCACCCGGGTTCCTGCAGGGATTCCCGGACCCGTTACTAGCTGATTGACGCCAATGTTGAAGTTGGCAACAGCCAGCGTGAGATTCGGTGATCCGGTGGTGATCGAGCCTGTCTCTGTAAACACCCCGATCGGGTTTGCATGACTAGATCCAATGATGGACGCCATGACCGGCGTGTTCACTTCATTGTCAATGTCATTCAGGCTCTGAGCCGGATGAGACAGCAGATAACTGTTCCCGGTCCCGGAGGAATCGGTAAACGTATCAAACTGCCACAGGTTGTTATCCGAGGGCGTAAAGCACGAATCTGTCGTGTCTACCAAGACAGAAAACCCAGATCCGCTGCCACCCAGATACGAGTTGTTCGCAGTTAACTGCTCAAACTGCGTGTACCCGTAACCGCCACCAGTAACCGTCAGCGCAGTTACCGCACCACCGCTCACCGTAATCGTCGCGGTAGCGCCAGCGCCCATCCCCATCCCTACATACGAGAGGGGAACACCCGTATAGACCGCGTCTACATACCCGGAGCCACCAACTAATCCAGTGGTCGTTAGCAGAACCCCGCAGAATGTGAAGTCAGTAATCCCAGATCCAACACCGTTGTTGTTGACCGGGATAACTTGCAAACCATCCGAATAGCCGCTGTAGATGTTGTTGAAGTTGCTCTTGGGAACAACGAAAATGCCCCTAGAGGGGCCAGCAAGGGAGTCTGTAATCTGCCGATATCCGCCGATCTTGCGAGGCCTTCCACGCTGGAACCTAGCCCAGCGACCATCCGTATAGAAGTCCTTATCAAAAACCGTTCCGTCCCGCTGGATCCCGGCTTTCGTATCAAGGGAGAATACCTTCTTGGTCATCAGTATGTCCCGCCAGAAATCCCGGTAGTAAAGTTTCCGCTCCCAGTAACATCAATTCCTGAAGCGTTCACATCGACAACTTGAGTTCCCAAAACCGAAATCCCAAACCTTGATGCACCGGGCCTGTAAACACCTGTATTTGTCTCTGAAGAGAAGTTCAATGATGGAGATCCTGCATTTCCATCAATTAGGCTTACCGCAGTTGCGCCAACCTGAACCGTGTTGGCGTTATAAAAATTCACGCCGTCACAGATAATTGTTGCCTGCCCTGACGGAGGAACGGTCGCGGTTGCCGACCCCCCGATGCCAGTTGTCAAGGTTAATGTGTATCCGCCAGCAGAAGTCTGGTTAGATACGACATACAAATTAACCACCGGAGGATAAGTGACCGTGACGTTTCCGCTTAATGTTCCGGTGTAAAACTGAATGACGTTTGATGCTTCACTTGCCGATAATGTGTACGCACCAGTTGTTACGCTTTTCGTAAAGACGCTAAACTCAAAATCCGTACTTCTTCCATACCCGACCGTGATGTATTCCGATCCGGTTGAAAGAATAAAAGCCGATTCATCGGGCGCAAAACTCTTTGCCAAGCTTCCGTCGATCGTCTGGCTGCTCGTCGTATTTAGCGTAACCGTTCCTGTTCCATTGTTCTTAAACAGAACAAACCAGTTATTCCCGGTGACGTTCGCCAATGGAAGCGTGGCTGTCGTTACGCCACCCGTCCAGACATACGTCTGAGCACGATCGGAAGTCTGAAACGTATACGCGGCAATCAGGGACGCAGACGGGTGGCTTTGATTCAGGGTGGCCCCAGAAGCCAGCAATCCGTATCCAGCCAGCGTTGCCGCATCCGCCGAAGAAGTCCCGGTTCCGAAGGAAATGTTCCCCCAGACACCAGATTCTGTGCTGTTATCAGTAACGTAGATGTACCTAGACTGACCCGCCGCAACGGTGATGATGGTGTTTGAGCCACCGTAATCCTTGACCGTAAAGGTATTGCTGCCGACATTTCGGATCAGCGCATCATTACCTACAGAGGTCTGGTTCGCTGGAGGCATCAACAGGGACAGACCCGTCGTGGAGGCCGAAACCTGCATGATCCTCGCAGCCGCATCATCCGTTGCATTTCCGTTGATCGGCCACTGTAGCTGCGTATTGGCCGTCAGGGTGATCGATCGGAAAGAAACGTCCGTCGGCTGAACGACGTTCCCGGTAAACGGCGAGTTGTAACTCATGGCCTATCCTTAACTATCAACCGCAATGGCCTGACGATCAGCCACGCGCAGCTTGTCTTCGGCAACCAGCGTTTGCATGATCGCGTTGTACTGAGCCTGCCACATCTGCATGCGCTCATCATTCTTCAGGAACGGCATGGCCTGCAACAAAGACCCGTACAGAAGGGCTTGCGGCGCGTAAACCGTCATCCAGTTTGTCTGGTTAGAAGAATCCAGCGGCTGCAGGCGCTCGTAATACAGCACCTCAAAGTTGTACGCAGCATCCGGGGTGGGAGCTACCAGCCAGTGGGTGTAGTCGTAGTCGCAGTAAAACTTGGGGACGCTTTCCTGAGCCGGATCCGGCCAGTATTCCCGTAGGTATTCATACTTACGCAGCAGTACCGGATAGCGCTTTCCGGCAACGGTGATGTTCATGGACACCGTTTTATGCCACCGTGCGGGCTTATCGATGATATTTGTGCCCTGCACCATTGTGCTGGCCTGAACGGTCATATTCCCCAGAAACTTGATCTGGGACGCAATAACCTGCTCGGCCAGCATAATAAACAGCGGGATCTTGTCGATCGTGGCTTGGTCTGTGCGCTCCAAATAACTCTGGATATTCTCGACCAAGCTATCGTAGGTCATGACAGCGGCAGCGGTCATCTTTCAGTCCTTGTCATTCAAGAAGCCGGGATTCAGCCTTCCTGCGGGCTACAAGCCCCGGTAAAACTTTCCCGCCACCCCGCACCCAAAGCATTAACTGCTCCCGAGATCCTTCCCAGTCCTGTGCGTTTATTTTGCGCTTTAAGGTGCTGGTTTGGAGCCTCCCTACACCCAAATTGTACGCAAAATCAACTATGGCGTTAAGCTTTCTTTCATCTGCCGCCAGCCCCGGACATTGGCGCAAAACCCCCGGCAGATACGTTTTTTCCAACTCGTGAAGCAGCAGATTCTCGGCATCCGGCTCATCAATTGGCGCGTCTTGCAGCGTCACTTTCCTGCCGTCTGCGTAGTACGTCGAGCCGTAGCCAATCGTCGGGATTCCGGCTGGGCACAGATACGGCTTTGCCCGGAACCCCTCAAACTGCTTGCATAGCTCGGCTGCGATCTGCAAGTCCATCACAACCCACGCCGTGCCAGAGTCCTGTCGAGAATCCAGAAATTCACCACGCCCGAGAGCAGCGCCATGTCATCCACGGCCCACGCCTCTTTCAGCACCTCCAGCATCGGCTGGCCCGACTGCCACGCAATCAGGATCGCAGCGGTCTTGGCAGCGCCATATAGGAGCAGCAGGTAATACGTCATCAATGGGCGCACCGACGCGCTTAGAGAAGCAGCCCAGCCGCCAGCGGCCTTGGTCATTTGGGTTTGCTGGTCAATCGCCGCCTTAAAGGCCGACAAAACCCCGGTATCGACAGCCATGTCCCGTTGAGCGCCGATCTCGTCCATGCGGATTTGCCCACGCACTTTCTCAAGGTCGCACTGCTTATCAAACATGGATAGCTCGTGCTGGCGCTCATTTTTCTTGTCCATGAACTTCAGGACTTCAGGCACGATCCTGAAAACGCCGCCTAGCAATGATCCAAAAATACCCCCGCCAAGAAGGTCTAGCATGGCCTACTCCTCGATATTGAACGTCAGGTTTGCGTGGCTCGGGTAATTAACCATAACCTCACCTTCCGGACATTTGTACTTAATGTGCGCCAAAAGAGTTGCTGGTCCCGGCGCAACCTTGTGCTGATGCTCCTCGTCAATCCTGAACTTGTAGCCGAATTTATCGACAGTCGGTGAGGCTGGGCCGCTGAATGTTGCAATACTTGGTTTGGCAGGATGCACCACGAAATCCGAATCGCGCACCTCCAGCTTAAATCCCGTCACCTCGCAATCATCACGCAGCTTTTGACGGGCAACCACCACCTTAAATTCCCCTGCCGCAGTTGAGTCAGAGATTCGGAAATGCTCTGGTGCCCACATCAGAATGTCTTTCTTGAGCCAACCAACTTTGTCAGCCAGCCCGTACCCACCACCCAGCATGGCAATCGTCGCGCTGACCGCTCCAATCGTCTTGGTGACATCCATCAGACCCTGCCTAGCAGCCTCACGCTAATCCAAGTAATAATCGCTGCGATTGCCGTAATAATTAGCGAAATCAGGGTGTACTGAGCAAATGTCTGGATGAATTTAATCCGCTCAATCCGCGCCTGAATCTCTGCGCGTTTCCGTGCTTCGCGCTCCCTTGCTGCTTTGGCTTGGAAAGCCAGCCAGTCATCCCACATTCCGGGGCGACCGGCGTAGATCATTTCCTCGCGCAGACGCTCTTCCTGCTGGCGTAATTGCTCAAGCGCCATAAACTCTTCGAGTTCGCTGCGATTGGCTTTGCTAGATTTCTTATTCGCTTTCCTTTGAATCGCAGCCTTAGCGTCGAAATACTCGAACACCGCCTTGCCAGCGTTCATCAACTCGCCAGAGTTTTTCAGCGCGGTCTTAATGGCTGCGAACGCGGCGTTTGCCGCCATGAGTTCCGCTAACATTATCTAGCACCAATCCCAAGCTTGGCAGACAGCCCGACGATCACCAATCCGCAAATAACTACCAGCAGACCCCAGACACCCTTCTTGGCGATCTCCAGCTTTAACTCAACCCAAAACCGCTCCTGCGCATTTGCGGCCCGGATCATCGACTCGTGATACCGACGATGCCCCTCAAAGTCGATTGACCCATCCTCGTTTTTGGCGAACGCACCGGTCATGCCGTGAAGAGTCTTGAGAATCTCGTCGATCTTGACTTCCAAGTCATCGTTTGTGCAGTTCGGCGGGGGCATTCTTCACACCATAATCAATGTTGTTCAGCGACTTCCTTGGGCGCTAACTCTTGCTTGAGCATCCCAAAAAAGGCGTCGCGTCCGACCTGAATCTGATCCATTTGGAATCGCATACTTCCCATCTTGCGATCAAGATCAGCGACATGATCAATCAGCATTTTGGCCTTATCACTAAGGTCATCCACGCTGTACTCGACATCATCTACAGTTACGGTCTGGGGCTGTTGGTTTGCCATTCCGTTTCTCCTTCAATGTGCCACCAGGATCGGGTGGTGGCTTCCCGATTTACCAGGGAACGCCAGCTTCAACTTGCTGCTGCTGATTGGCGATCTGGCCCAAGACATCATCGGTAACAGACTGCACTCCATCTGTTCCGATCGAGTCAAGGACCCATTGCAGAACCTGCGCCTCAGTCAACTGATCGTAGGGCGTAAACCCCGGTGCGCTGGCGTCATAGGTAAACGCAGTCGAACCGTTGAGGTTTCCCGAGTAAGTGGATTCCGTCGCGTTGCAACTCCAAGCAGCGACAATGACGCCGCCATCGCTGGCGTTGCGTTCCATTTGAGTGATAGTCCAAGTCGGTGTGGTCATAATTTACTCCTTACGGTTTATCGGGCCAAACAACAGTCCAAGGGAATCCTGCTTGTGCTGGCAGGTCACGCAGCTTTTGGCGATATTCAGCCCATGCGTATTGGCTTGCGGACGGGGCATCGGCAACCTGCGTCCAGTCGCACTCAGCCAGCCTGCGGTTGCGGTCTGCGCGGATAGATGCAGCTTGCTCTGAGTCTTTCTGAGCCTTGTACGCAGCTTCCTGCTCCGCAGCAGTCATTGCCGGTTGATCGCCATCGGCAGGGCGGTCAGTAAAGGTCGGTCCCAAAACGTACTTCGTGTACCACCGCCCGTTGATCTGCTCGACGCCGCTGCGCTGGCTGAACTGGTAGTGATCGCCCCCGCTGGCTTGCGGTCCTTCAAGGACAACATCCGCACCCAAGTCATTGAGGACTGCTTCGCTTAACTGCGCTGGCAGGGAAGTGTTTGGATGTAGGCGGCGAAACTCGCTCTCAAACATCACCGCGCCGGATTGTCGGATTCTGATTTCCATGTTTGACCTCAAGCAATTGCGGGTAAAGAAAAGCCAAACTTGTTATTTCTGGCTCTCCATTCAACTGTTGGTTTTGGTATGCCAAGCGCCTCTGAAGCCGCTTTAGACGTTACAAAATATCCTTGTGGCGTATTTACGCCGCGCTGCTTGTAGTGATTGATACCACCAATTGCTGCTCTCATTTTTGCCTTTACCTCTGGCCTGTGCATTGGATTTTTGGTGCCGCGAGACCATTCATGCGGCTTACCCTTGTTGGCCTGAGAAATCTTGTCACGAACTTCTTGCGTCATTTCTTTTCCAAGATTTCCAGCCCTGACGTTTTCACGACCAGTACCAATAAACACATTGCCGACTTCATATGGGCCAACATCGCCATTCCTGCACATGCAAAACTTATCAGCACCGCGTCCGCGCTGACCCAGTTTCCCAGATTCCGTCCAAATAGTCAGCCACTGCTCAAACGACAGCAGAAATGGTATTCCACGGGCTAAGGCGTTGCGTTCTTGCATTTTGTATCTGCCCATCAATGTTGATCGACGCTTGACCGCAGCAGCGTTTCGCGCTGGCCTTTGGCATTCACGGCAAACTCGTCGATACTTTCCATTTTCCTTTCTAAATTCAAAATCAAAAAGTGGCTTTTCAACTTGACACGTCTTACAAGTCTGCATGGCAACCTCTTTATTAAGTTATTGCCAAATATACCATACTCTACGCCACGGCAAAAAAGATGAAGGAGCCACCATTGGCGTTAATCGCCGCAGGAGCGGTGCTGCTGATTTCAAATCCAGCGGAATATGTGTCGACGTAATCGGTGCCGGTAACTTCCGCAGCGGTGCTGTTCAAAAGCAAATAGGGATCATTGCCAGCCACGATGCCACGCGCAGAATCCCAAACGTACCAGTCACCTGTGCTGTCGGTGCGTTTGATTAGGACAAACCTTGCCCCGCTGGTGAATCCGCAGTTAACCTGTTTGGTTGTGCCTGTGCCGGTGTATGAGCCGACTTTGGAAACGCCGGGGTAGGTGGCAAAGAGGTAGGCGACGTAGGTGCCACCGGAGGCGTTTGTGTTAACTGCCGTCCCTAAACTAAAAACACTATCAGTTGGTGCTGTAGCATTCCATAAAGTTGAATTACCACCAGTACGCGCATCTGTAAGATTTAACGCCAAATAACTTGTGTTTGCAGATGTTAAATACGAATTGTAAACAACCCATCCAACACTTGTAGCTGCATCTCTACGCTTAACAATCATCATCTCCGGCGCAACAGTCAGATTGTGATTGACTGTTCTTGCAACCCCTGTGCCGGTATAACAGACCACATCCATAAAGCCGCTGGCGCGTTTGAACCCATAAGTTCCATACGTTCCGCTATAACTCAAGGCAGCTTTATTGCTATCCCAAAACAAACCGACACTTGATGCTTCTGCTGAAGTTAAGTTAGGAATTAAATATTTATTTCCTTGGAGGCGACTTCCTTCGTACCAATCTGTTGCAGAGGACTTGTTTTTTTGAAAGATTGCATCCGTTACAAACCCCATGTTATACATGGCTGTTGCACCTACACCGTTCCCCATTGAACCAGCGTCTGCCAACGATATACTGGTTGTGTTGTACGGACTAAACACCTCCGTCCCCACTGTCGGCGGCTTCATCGGGCGGCGAATGGCGACGTAGATGTAGGTCTTGCTTGAGCTAAGTCCTGTAGTGGAGAATCCTGTTGATGTTGGGGCTATAGCCGCACCAGAACCTTCTGCCGCAGATGTGTTTGGTATTAAATATTTATTTGCAGCAGGGATTGGCAACCCACGCATGATGTCGTTGACATACCAATCTTCCGCAGTGCTTATGTTTTTTATAACAAGCCACTGCGGCTCATACCCCAGATTCACCGTAGCATTGCCACTGCCATCCGTCGTAAATGACCCACACGAAATAACATTCTCCGAACCGTCAGCACCAAATCCACCGGCATCGTGGGCGAAGAGGTAGGCGACGTAGGTGGCTCCGGAAAGATTAACCGCATTGTTTGTGCCAATAGAAAACACGCTGCTGGTGGGTGCAGTATTGTTCCAAATTGTTGAGTTACTACCAAAAGCACCGACATCGTTAAGCGTGGCGTACTTTGTTGCTCCTTCACTTCTGTGATACACAAACCATTCTTCTGCGCTGCTTGTTCTTTTAACTACAATAAACCCCGGCACCGACCCAAGGTTGTGAGCAATTGTTCTATTAGCACCATTCCCGGTATACGTCTGAATATCAAAAAATTTCTCAGCCTTGCGGAAGGTCCACGAAACATCTGTTTGCGTGTTGTAATTGACATTTACATTGCCGCCAACTGTAAAACCAGATGAACTGACAGCAGTTGCAACGGCATCAGAAGAACCAGTTGGAGAAAACTGCGCGTCACTTAGGTTTGGGTAAATAGAGTAATAGCCGTATGCATTTTTTCCACGGACAGTATCAATAATCGCGTGATTAGTAAAACTAGAACCGCCAGAAGTTCTCGCTTTTAGCCAAACCATCCCACCTTCACCAGCAAGATCAATGTTGTTGGTGATGGTCTGGGTGCTACCGTTGCCTGTGTAAAGGTAGGTGCTGAATACGTCATCGACGTACAGCGCAGAACCAGCAGCGCCAGCATTGCCAGCGGCGGCTTGAAGTGCTTTACTTAGCATGACTTAGCTCTCCATCCCGGCGTGAGTGCCCTTTCTATGCTGTAACCGTATCGTTCAATTCTATTAACAATAGTTGTTCTATTAATTCCAGTAATTTCACTCCATTCAACAAGAGTGCGTGCAACCCCATTAAATTCAATGATTCGATTGCTTCTTCTATTTCTAGCTTGGTCTTTGGCTGTTGCCCAGCAACAATTGTCTTTTGAGTAAGGACCATTGTTGTCTATTCTTTCCAGAGACATCTGTTCTGGTTTGTCACCCATATCAAGAATAAATTGCTCAATTGAGTGCCAAGACTCATCTACAAAAATACCTCTTCCTCCATATCTTGGATAGGCTTTGTCTTTAATGTCATAGCAACGATCCATCATTCTGCGATGGATTTTCCATAACGGATGGTGAAACAAACCGTGGCGATTACTCATGCTCCTGACCCCACATAAGCGCCATACAGCGTGGTGCTGATCTTCCAGAACACCAACGTATCGTTCGCGGTCAGGGTCGGCGCGACGTTACCTGCGCTTGTGACCCACGTTATTGTCGGCCAATTGATTGTGAAGCTCGAACCGCTGGTCAGGCGCAAGGAGATGCTTTGCCCCGAGGAGAGGCTGTCGGTGAACGTGATCGTCCCCGCAGCCGCACAGGTCTGGATCGTCCCGCTGGCAGGATTCAGGGCAATCGTCCCGCTTGTGGCGAGGGTTGCGACAGTCTCGGTGATTGCGTTTTTGAAGGTGACGTTGCCATCGCTGGCGATACGCAGCCGCTCGGCAGAGTTTGTGCCGAAAATCAGGTTGGTGTTATTTCTGTTGTATACGTACCCATCACCACCGCTTGAAAGTCCGAAGTCAAAACCGCTTGTAGCAACAGAGTTTGATGTCCGGATATATGTATCAACAGCAGTGCTGTTTGCTACTTGAAGTTTTGATGTCGGGGAAGCAGTTCCAATCCCCACATTCCCAGCAAAGTAGTTATCAGCACTCCCACCCGCGTAGAAGTTCCAGCGTCCGGTGCCAGAGGCGATATCGCTGTAAAAGCCGTAGTTATTTGTTGCACCGATGAGGGTTGGAGCAACATAAACGCCATACTGATTTGTTACTGTTGAACCCGCACCAATCGTTCCTTGGTCTGCTCTAAAGTGCGCCAAATTAAACAGCGTAAATGATGCAGCAGCAGTACTAACAGAAGAATAATACCCACGATAACTGTTTGTCACATCACTAGCAATAGTTACTATCGTGCTAGTCGAGGCCATGTTCGTCGAACCTGTAAGACTTCCTCCGAAGGTCAAGAGATAATTAACTAACGGAGTTGTCCCAATTCCAACCTTCCCAGCAAAGTAGTTATCAGCCGTCCCAGCCGCGTAGAAGTTCCAGCGTCCGGTGCCACTGGCGATGTTGCTGAAGAAGCCGTAGTTGTTGGTTGCGCCGGTTAGAGAAGATTCGACATTGAATCCATATTGGTTCGTAACTGTTGAACCAGCACCGAACGTGCCTTGGACTGCTGTGTAATGTGAAACATTTGTTGTAAACGCTGCCGCTGAAGTAGCTGCTTGCGTTCTAAAATAGTGTCCACTAGATGTTACGTCGGATTGTATTTGCCCTAGGTTAAACACCGCACTGGAAGTTGTACTTCCGGTCATGTTTTTGGCAATTCTAATCGTCTGTCCGCTAGAAGCTGCGCCACCAATCCCCACCTGACCAGCACTATCAATCCGCATCCGCTCAGTCGGACTGCTTGCACCATCAGCGGTTGTGCTGAATACAAGCCTTCCCGGCATATCGTTCGTGCCGGGGGTGCCGTCTACTGCTGATTCGATACGGGTTGCTTCAACAAAAGAGGTTGCATCCCAACCAAAACCGCTAAATTTTCCAAGACTATCCCCGCTAACAACAGAAGCAAGTCCTGTTCTACGGCGGCTAGTTCCTATTGTTGGTGAGGTTGCAGCGGTATTGCTTCCGGTACTTGTTAAAACACCGGATGCTGATTCAACATAAAGAGAATAAGCTGTTGATGATGGATTTGATGTTCCAATTATTACATTCCCACCAGCATCAACAACAAAAGGCGTAGCATCAGGATTCGCTGAATCCTCAACCACCAGCGCATTGCCAGTCCCAATTTGAGTGATCCTCAGGGCGTCGCTGCTGGAGTTGACGCTGATAACAGAGGGGCCACCCACATAAAGGCTCTTCGCAATCCCGACGCCGCCGTCCGTCTGGATCGAGCCGGTTGTTGTGCTTGTGGAGTCGGTGGTGCTGTCTACAGTTAACGCGCCAGTTAAGGTCTGCGCCCCTCCAACCACCAGGTTATTAGACAAGTACAGATTGCGCGGGCGCGTGGCTCCAGACGCACCAATGTCGTAAGTGTTATCTGTAAAGATCAGGTTGCTGCCGATCGTTGCATTGATTACTAACGAATCTGCTGAAGCATCCCCAAGCGTCGTATTGCCGGTGTTATTGATCCCGGCAAGCGATAGGGTTGTTCCATCAAACGTCAGGTTTGCTGATCCAGCCAAAGATCCGCCGGAATTGTATTGAACCTGCGTATTGGAACCGCCGATCGTTGCTGTACTACTAGACGCAAGTGTCTGAACAACCCCGCCGTTGTCCTTGTAAAACAGCTTGCCGTCCGTGATATTGATCGCCAATTCACCGCTATTCAGGTTCCCAGCCGTCGGCGTAGCACTTGGTGTCGTGCTGTGGTACAGAATAATCGGGGTGAAATTCGTCGCGGCCATGTCAAATTCCTTTAGAAAGTCCCGCCAGAGATAACGCCCCACTCAGGGCCAGACGCCCCGGCTTTCAGGACATATCCTTGGGTTCCAATCGCTAGTTTACTAAGAGTTGAGGTTCCTGAGGCATAAATTATGTCCCCAGCGATATACGATGTTTGCCCGGTTCCACCAAGGTTTGCGGCAACCGGAGTCGTTAGGCTGAACTGCGTTCCCGTCAGCGTTAGACCAGTGCCAGCAGAGTAAATTTGCGTCGCACCAATCTGGGAAAACGTGATCGCTGTCGTGCCGAAAGTAATCGTGCCTACCGTCGTGCAGGTATACAGTTCCCCCGCACCTTGATTGCCAGCCTGAACAAAGAACGTGGATCCTTGGTCTAAGGCGTCTGGTCCGGGGCCATACGAATCCGCATCGGTTGCACGGGTCAGCACCCAGTTTGTTGATCCGTCACCGACCACCGTTACGGTATAAACGCCGTTCTCAAAGCCGTTGGTCTGGTTATAAATCAACACCCGCTTGCCGACAGTCATCAGGACGCCGTCAATAGTCAAAGCGACTTGTGTCCCTGCATTGGTCAGCGTTGCCCCCACCCCGGCAGTGCCGTTGTTGTAGGTGGCATTCAGGTTGCCAGCAGAATCCGGCGACTCTACATAGACCGGATCGTGATAGGTCGTTCCAGCGGCGACAAGGTTGTCAACATACTCTTTGGTTGCCGCTTCATAATTTGATGTTGGGTTTTGCGTCAGGGTGACAGAAGTCAGCCCAGCCAAAGTCAGGGATGTGCCGCCAAGCGAGATCGAGGTGCTACCGATCGTAAACGAACTATTGGTCAGACTCGCGTTGCCAATATTGCTCAGGGTGTTATCGGACCCGCTGATCGTTTTATTGGTGAGCGTCTGCGTCCCGGTCAGCGTAGCAACAGTCGAATCAATACTGATCGTCCTAGCCGCCGAACCATCAAAGGTTGTGCCGGAATTTAGCTGTAGACCAGTTCCGACGGTCAGAGCATTGGTCGTGCTGGCGGTGATCGTTCCGGATGCCCCCAAGGCAACCGTCACCCCGTTATAAGTTACCGACGAGTTGGTCAGACTTGCGTTTCCAATATTGGAAAGCGTATTGCTGGAGCCAGAAATCGTCTTATTTGTAAGTGTTTCTGCTCCCGCCAGGGTCGCCAATGTGCCCGTTGTCGGCAGAGTTACATTGGTTGATCCAGTAGCCGTCAACGTCAACGCAAACGCGCCAGATGTTGAAAACGCCCCGGCGGTGGAAATATTCCCGCCTAACGTGATCGTATACGCGCCGTTGTTAACGCCCGTACCGCCGTGCCCTGAGTTCAGAACCCCACCAAGAGTCACAGAACCGCTTGTCGGCGTATTTGGCGTAAATCCAGTCGTACCGGCACTAAATGCCGTCACGCCGCCAGTAAGGGCGAACTGCCTCCAAGACCCGGCGGCATATCCGTCAAAGGTCTCGGTTGTGGTGTTATACCGAAGCTGTCCGGGTGTCCCTAAAGGCTCTTGTGCAGTCGTTCCAGCAGGGATAACCATCCCCCCTGAGCCGGGAACTACAGGGTTGTCAGCCAGTCCAATCGTCGGGTTGCCTGCAGCGCCGCTACCGTTCAATACATCGATCTCTGAGGCGGTTCCGTCGATCAATCGAGGGGTAACCGTCCCATTGTTCGGCAACGCCACCAAGCCCGCTCCAGAGGCGTTTGCGAGGCTTAAAACTTGCCCGGTCAGCGAGATAGACGGGTTACCAGAAATCCCGTTGCCGTTTGAGATTGTGATCCCGCTACTGCTAGTGGTGATCGTTCTTGATTGGACCGTTATTGAATTTGTCTTGACCTGAAAGCCGGTTCCAGACGAATTTAAGCTTGCTGCGGCCCCTGTCAGGCCAATCCTCAAAAACGACTGAGCACCGCCATCTGAAAGCGTAAGGTTCGCGTCAGTTGACAGATAACGGCTGTTGTTAAGCGTCGGCTCCTGATTAAGCGTCAGGAAGGTCTGCGTTTGTACCGGAGATCCAGCAAGCGCCGATGCCGTTGTTTTGTAGGTTCCGCCGTTTTGAACGATTGGAACAAGCTCATCTCCAACAATCGGGCCTGCGCTCGGAAGCTGGGAAATAGTCTGATTAGCCATTATGGTGTCACCGCAATTCCGTCAAGGTTTCCGTTATTTTCCGGCGTCTCTGTATTCCCCTCTGTAGAAATAACAAAGTCTCCTTGCGGCCCGGTTACAAGATCATTTGGATCCACGGCAACGCTGACATCCGGACGAGGAAATCTAATCGTGATTCGCTCAGTTTTCCGCGCAGGAAGGCGATACGGATCTTTCTCATCCGCGCATCCCTGATCACAAACTTGCAGGCCCGGAAAGTTGGGATCTGACCTCATCACCGCATGCGGACGCTTCATCTTGCACCGATCGCATACTGCGATGGCAAGATCACTCATCCCAAGCGTGTCGAGAAAGATCGGCATAATCAGGCCGTATAAACCGAAATATTCGGCGCAAAGTAGATCGGAGACTTGTCGCGCTCTTCCTGCTCGGCAAGATTCAGGGATTTCTCTGCCTGAGCCTCCAGATAGGTGATCCGGCTGACATCCACCCCGGGAAGCTCCATCGCCATCTGGTGCGCCAGCATATTGACTACCGCTAGATACCAGCGCTGCGGGATCTGCAGTTCATCAGTCAAATCGCCCACATCCATGATCTGTTTGCTGTACCAGATCGTCATTTGGACGAACGGATCGCTTGGAACAGGCCAAAGATAGATTTCTGGGTTCGGAACCGTCCTGTTAAACCAAAACTGGTACGGCTGGTTGCCCGTAAAGTTCTTATTTGGCAGGTTCGTGTAGTCGTCACGGTTCAAACGCGCCATCGTGATCTCGCGGGAGTTGTTTCCCACATAAAACTCACGCAAAGCCAGCGTTGTGCCGCCGTAAGCCCGCACTCGGTAGTATTGGACGCTCTGACCGGGGTCAATATCGGTCCAAATCCACTGATTATCGGTAACAACGACCGATCCAAGGTCGTTTAGGGTGTTCCAAGTCGCCCCGTCGGTCGAAAACTCAAGCGTTAATGACCAAGTTGCGCTTCCACCACCGGCAACATAAGGCAAAACACCGATCGATCCGGCATAAACGTAGTTGTTATCGCCAAAATTGATGGAAATATTGCCGTTTGCGCTGGTTTGCTGGGTGTAAGTGTCTACATCGTTGTCAAAAGCATTGTTTACAACACCAGAAGACGATGCATACCAGCCAGATGAGTTAGGCGTAGGACGAGTCATCGTCCGGTACAGCGCATTGAGCACATCATTCGCCCCGTTTGGCAGCGTATAGATGTACTTATTGGCGTTTAGGCCAATGACTTCCTTCTTGATCGCCCAATACTGGATGCCAATATTGATTAAATTGGTGAGAACGAACCCAAGGGACTCCCTTGCGCTCAGAATCTGCTCAGAAGTTAACTCTTCGGCAAGCTTTCCGCACCGACGAGCACCGTGATCGATCAGCGTCTGTACGTTATAGACCTGTCCGTAAGTATCCGAATAAGCCATGACGCTCCTTTACCATCCGGGGCAATTCCAGCGTTTCATTGACGCCCGTGCGCGGCTACCCCTTTCGCTCTTTCGCGCAACAGGCTCCATTCTCGCGCAAAAAGAGTCTCTCCGGGGGCCACCTTCAGGCTGCGGAGCTTTCAAATTTGATCCCGTCTCGCGGTTGTACTTTTCCCGGCCCTTAGCCGTCAATCCAGCACCACGATCTACAGGCATCTTCTCGCCACGACCCACGCTCAGGGACGGGCCTCCAGAGGCCATCTTGGCCGTTTTAGCGGCCTCCTTGAAGGCTTTTGCGGTTGGCGCACCCTCAGACCCCGGCTTACGCATCTTCTCGCCAGAACCCTCTGCAATGCGCTCACGCTTGGCGTGAATGTTGGCGTACAACCCGCCACCAGCAGCCTTTTCCTCTGGCAGCGTTTTATAGGCCTTCTTGCCCACGTTTGACTGCGTGTACTCAGCAGCCACAGAGGGGCTAATCCCGACCTTCTTGGCGAACTTTGGGTTGTTCTCCGCCGCCTTCATCAACCGGAACTGGGCTTTGCTCTTGGCTGGCATGATTAACCAATCTGGAAGACGGTCAGGATGATTGATGGCGTTGCCGGTCGGGTCGGAGAAACTTGCGGCCCGAGGTATTCGATGGACACATCTGTACTCGGCGTAGACCACACCAACTCAAGATAGTCACCCGGACTTGCAATCCCGGGGATGTCGATCGTAACAACGGTATGCCCCGGAGACCCGCCATGAGAGGAAGGAATGTCTTCCCTCGTATTCGATAACGGGTAATTAGAACCGTTCAGCCGAACCCAAAAATCTGCTGGATAAATCTGAACCGAACTATTTTCCATTTGCAAGACAACATTCAGCATGAACGTGCCGCCATTTGCAAACGTGACTTTTGAACCGTCTACAAGGCTAATGTTCTGCGAAAACGCAACCGTATCAAAAGTCATTACCGTTGCGGTGTCTGCCAAAGCGGTTTGGGTAGTCGAACTGAACAGCCCAATTCTGTTTGTATAAAAC